ATTCGTTTCCAAATCTGGTTGTTTGCATCTTCTAGTGAAGTTGAATATTTTTGTTCACCCTCTTTTGTTTGTCCAAGTGCATACTCCCATAAGAACTGTGAATCGTATGCACGAATACCATCCCAACCAAATGATTTAAGGATTGTATGAACAAACTCTTTTGGAACACCCTTGATACCCGCTTCATCATTCTTACGAAGTTTCTTTAATGCATTTATGTAAACCCATATCACATCAAAGTGTTGTCCTATCATATCAAGGAATAATAAAAACTCACTACTCTCTGTATCATTTTTTACAAAAAGTGGTATGTTGTTTACCATGTAGTTTATATTATTCTTATCATACTCTTGTGCTAGTGCAACAAGCGTATTATACCACCCAATTACAGATAAATCTTCTGTGCTTTTTAAAACAACTATTGGATAGTTAGTCAAAGGTCTTGGTAAAGTTACTTTTGGAAATGCAAAATCACTTGTTGATGAATATAAGAAATTTTCAAATCCATCAAAACTTGCGAGTAATGTTCTAAGGTTTTTAATTGCCTTATCGGCTTCTATTTTTTCATTTGGATTTCTATAAACTCTTCGTTCTACATCAAGTGTAAAGATTTCATCCTCTGAGAATAATACAGGCTCAACTGCTTGATACCCATCAATTGTTGAATCCAACGATGTTCTTTCTGTAAGAATCTGTCCAAGTTCTAAACCATCTGTTAGTGAGTTTAATTTATCTACATATCTTTCAATAAGTTGTACCTTGTAAAAGAAATTATTTACTCTTTCTTCAGCCGAACCAAAGTTTACAAAGTTTTCAAAAGCGTAAGATGAACCAGATACATATTGAATATCAAGTTTAGTTGTATCAATATTTAATCCATCAAAGTATTTGTTTATAATTTGGTCTGATGTAGCACTTCCACTTCCAATAAGTTCATCATAAAACTTAAATCCATATCCATCCTTATCTACATTTAGAGTAAAGTTTGGTCCTTTTAGTGGAGTACATAATAACTTATCATCACCACTTAGTGTTACAGTTTCAACAATAGGATTTGATTGTAATTTCGAAATCCAAACTTGTTGGTTTTCTTGAATAGAAGTTGGGAGTGGTTCGTAAAGTTTTGCAATAAGAGTTCCTTCACTACCTACCCAATTTGATATTACTTTATTATCACCATCACCAACATGAAGGTTATGTGTTAGTAATTTGGAAGTATCACCAGATAATTCTTCAAAATCAATTTGGTTAAGGAAAGCATCAACAAATCTATTTATTACATTTGCTCTACTTATTTGGTTTTTACCCTTTACACATTTAATAGTTAAAAGTTCTTTTTTACCAGAAACTTCTTCAATACCAGATGTATTATAGGGAGTTAATCCTAGAACTATATCTGCAGATTCAGCCTCTCCATCTAATTCAATAGAAGCCTTTGATAATAAATCTTGAAAGTTTAAATCTATTTTACCAGTTGGTGATATTTGCGAGGTATATGGACTATCTTCAATAGAAAGGATTATGTAATCTGTATCTATACTTTCATAACTTACAGAAAATCCTACATTAAATCCTTTTAAATCAGGTGCATATATTGTTTCTGGATATTTGAGTTTTCTAATATCAGGAACTCCAACAAAAACTTCATTAACTACATTAACATTAAATGATATAGGATTGCCATCACCTCTTTCTTGATTAAAAGGAATAACTTGTATAGAGTAAGTTCCTATTGCAGTAAATAAGTTTGTGTTAATATTGAGAATAGAAGTATCAGATGAACCTAAATCACTAAACGGTAATACAGTTTCTCCAACAACTACTCTTACACTTTCAACTGGTCTTTTTGTCTTTTTTATACCAAAAGAAAAGTATGTAGAAGGTTGATTTTTATTGTATTTTTTATTTGGGTCTCCAATAAGTTCTATTTCAGGTTTTGGAGTTGGTTCTGTTGTAGGTATTTCCTCTACTTGAACATCAAATATTTCATTTTTAGAAACTATAAATTCAAAAGAAACTGTTTTAGTTTCATCTGCTGTTTCGGCAACAACCGAACTTGATTTACCTTCACCTCTTACTATTCTTTTAATTCTATATCTTTGAATATCAGATGATAATATTTTAACTTTATTAGTATCTAATACTTGTAAAATCTGATTATTTTCTGATAATTTTGTTGAACTATCATCATTAACTACCACATTTATACCACTTGGTAAGTTTGAGTTTACAGTTAATGGACGAACTAAGTTATTTGGTTCAAACTCACACGACCCATCATCTTCAGTTGCAAGTGGGTCATAGTTCAAAGCAGTTGGATTTGTACATCCTCTTATAGGCTCAGGTGGAGGTGGTGGTATTTCATCTTCTTCTATTACTTTTAAGTTAAACTGAAATAAAATTTCATTAGTATTTGATGCCAACTGTATAAAGTTTTCATCTAATACATTATTTACATATCTTAAAACAGCAATAACATAAAGAGGAGTATTTGAATATGGAAGTTCTGTTTCGTTTTCTTGACCTACACCAGTAGTTGCACCACCCCCAAAGTTTTGAGGTGAACCTTCAAAAAATGCACCACCTTGGCCAGTAAATCCAGGTGAACCTCCAAATCCGATGGAGGTATCATTATTTATTGGTTCACCAAAATCGTTAAAAAGAGAGTTTGTATCAAAGCCTGAATTTTCGTTAAACAGACTATCTTCGTTTTGAGTAGTTGTACTATTAGTTTCGTTTAAACTCTGTGTGTCAGGTGTATTATTTGAAAAATCAGGAAAACTTCGATTAAAAGTTGAATTAAAGTTTTTTACTCTATCTCCATATTCAAATAAAACGCGTTCAATTTCTCTTCTAGGATTATTTTGTTCATTTAAATCGAAATATGGATTTCGAATTAAGAAAAGTTTATATTTTACATTTGAAGTATATCCTGTCTTTTCAGCTGTATATGAATATGTACCACCATTTAATGCAAGTGTAGTTGTTCTAACTTGTGTATCAAACGGAGTAATTCCTTGTCTTTCGCCATCGCGGTTGATTACCGCACCAGTAACACCTGGTGTTTGTGGGGATACTCTATATAATACTTCTAAACTCATCTTATCGTTCTCTTATTGCTTTTCTTTTTCTTGTAGTCGTTGTTGTACTACCTCCACCAAGGCTACCACCCGCAGTTCCACCAAGTGGGTCATTTCCTATAACAGGTTGTCCTTGTTCTCCTTCACCACCAACAGGACCTCCTCCTGCTATATTAATTGGTAATGGTGTTACTTCAAAAACTTTATCATCAATAACTATCTCATCGGGTATATCAACTCTATCATCGTTGTAATCGATACCCGTATCTTCTGTTTCTATTGGTTTTAATACCACCACATCATCTACAATATCGAAGAAGTCATCAAAGTTGATAATAGAGTCATCATCTTCGATAGGAGTGGTATCAGTTTCATCTATAACTATTTCCTCAAAATCAGGTTCACCATCTGGTGTATTAATATCTGGCACTTCATCTTCAGGTATTGTTGCATCTTCTTCGATTTCTTCAAGAACACCAATAACCGATATTTCTTCAACAGGATTCGTATTTTTTACTACATCTATTTCCTCTATAGCTACAACAGCAGGAGTAATAGTAGTATCTGAACTTTCTGATTGTAAAATATCTGTAACTTCATCTTCTGATGCCAAGAAATCATTTACAGTTGTAGTTTTTTTATTAATGTCTCGTTTCTGTAAGTAAAAGTTTATAGTTTCAACTAGTATTCTTTTTATAATACTAACAATATCATTTTTACTTAAAGATAATGGTGGATTAATTAATTTTTTTTGTCCATAATTACCCTCTCCTATTTTTGAGTTTCTATTTGTAAATTCATACAAAGATGATTGTAAAAATGAACTATGTATATTAGTAATTAGTGCTTGTAAATCTCCTATCTTAAACTCTTCAATTACTTTTTGAATCCAAGATTCTCCATATTTATCAGATACAAATTCTTTTATACCAAATGGAGTTATTTGTTCAATAGCTTCAAAAGCTATTTGTAAAACATCTTCTCTAAACTGACCGCCTCTTACAAATATTTCAAATCTTTCTTTTAATTCTTGATTTGTTTCTATCCCTTGTTTGAGAGGAAATAATCGTACTTCAGTTCGTGATGGGGATATTTCTTGTATCCAAAGTTTATCAAATTCTTTTTCACTACCTGCTCTTTTATTTACTAAAGAAACTTGAGTTTTAAATAACCCATTTGAATAACCAGCTTCTTGTAGTAATCTTTCTACATCAATAAAGTATTCATTTGGTAAAGAAAACTGTTGAAGTAATGTTCCTTCTGGTATTAAAAAATAATCTCTAATATTCTCATCACTCAAGTTGATGTAACGAACCAACTCACCATTTAATTGAGGTAGTTGATTATCATTTGCATCATAAATAATGAACTCAATAGCATCTGTTCTTGAGAATCCAAAAAATGATTGTAAATCTCCTTCCTCGAAGATTTTTCTATCTTGAGGTTTGATTACATATCCTTTGTTATCAATCAGTTCTTTTATATTCTTTAGTGCCATATATTACTTATTAACTATCTGAGTTATCCGAACCAGGTCTATCGTATTTATTACCTCTTTGGATTTGAACTTCAGCTGGTATTTCAAATGTTCCGTTTGATGTTCTAAATTCTATTGCTCCATCCGAACGAACATCTTTTCCCCGTTTAAGTTGGTCTACAACATCAAGATTAACTGATAAATTCAGTTGGAATCTTCCACCACCCGCTACACTAAATGAACGAGGTGTAAATGGTTGTTTACCTTTAAATCCAGTACATCTTACACTTACATTTATTGAATCTTCGTTAGGATTAAATACAGTAATAGTTTTACCATTTATCCACTTAGTATCTTTGTTATTGTAGTTACTACCAGGTCTACCTCTCCAAGTAATAGGTGCTAATCCAGAATCTGTTATAATTGGATTTGCAGTAATACCTGATTCTGCACCACCATAAGCTCCTTGTTCTTATGGTTTGAGAAAGTACAAGTTCATTTTGAGTTTCAACTAATAATTTTTGCAATTCCTCTAGTTGAAGATTTAACGCGTTATTTTGTTCTATCACAGCAGTGTTTACTGCTTCTAATGAAGTTCTTTCAATAGCTTCAGATGTAGCTCTTTGAATAGAATTTTGTAAATCAAATATTGAACTCTGTACTTGTTCTACATTTTGTTGATTTCTATTTTCAACAGAAGCAACCAATAAATCTTTTGAATCTAAATCAATTCTTAATGATTGAGTGGTTATTCTTAATTCATTTACAAGTGCAGTTAAATCAGAAACTTCTATGTTTAAATTTTCAACATCTATTTCAAGTTCTGATATTCTTGCAAGGGCTTCATTATATATTGGTCTTGGAACCACATCTGGTTCTGGCGGAACCTCTGGTGGTAATAGTTCAAATATATTTGTATCAACAGATTTTACAAGTTCTTGGTTATTGTATTTTGTTTTTGTTACTTTACCAGAAACAACTCCATCATCAGTAACAGAACCACTAAATACATTAACGCCAAAAGGGTTCCTACCTTTTAGTGCAGTAGAACCCTTCTCTTGTATTCTTTTTAAGAACTCTTCGTTCTTTAAACCTGTTTTATCGGCCATTAATCTATAACATTAAAAGTTATTTCATCATCAAAATAAAGTTCATTCCCATCTACATCTACTTTGAACTCAATTTTATAAACTCGATTACTTTCCCAATTTGTGAAATCAATCTCTATATAGTTTCCATTTGAATCACAAGATACTTTCGAGTAATCACTAAATGGAATAATAATATCATTTGATTCAAAATCTCTAATCTGATATTGAGTATTTGATGGTAAGTATTTTACTGTACTATATTGAAAATTTGATGAGAATGTTCTTACAGGATACGCTTCTCTTCCAACTACTTTAATTTTATATTTTTTACCTTTTCTATAATCTACTTTTAATCCTTTAACTTTAACAACGATATCTTCCGATGTATCAAGTGCAGTTAAAGAACCTGTTGCGAAACCTTGGTCATCCCAACCAACTCTAATTTTAGGTTGATAGATAGTATGTGTTTCTTTTGAAAAGAATTTTAATATACCATAATCATTTGTATCGTTTTCAAAAGTATTTGAATGTTTTAAAATAATACCATTATCAGTATATGAACCACTCAACCAACCACTCAATACATCTTTAACATCCATTTGAATATCTGCAGATTGGTAGTTAAATGATTGAGATGCAGTTACACTTGTAATCCACACTCCACCTGCTCCATTATTAGGATTTGCATCAATACCAGGAACTAATATACTTGTTAACCAATCGGTTTCAGAATCACCTTCTGCATAGTTCCAAGTTGCACCTTGAGTTGATATTTCATCAAATCTTTTACCATTACCCATTTCCCAACTTGTATTGATTGGATAACCATAAATGGTATATTCTAATGGTAGTTCTTCACTTTCAGTTTCTCGTAATACTAAATCAGCCTCAGTTAAAGTTACAGAACCATTTGATAAAGATTGTGAAAGATGTGTTAAATCGAATTTAAGAAGTGCTCGTGATACATCTCTTACTGTACCATAATATATCTTACTAACTTCTAAAACCTCATCTAAACCAGTATTTTGATTTGGTTGTTGTAAGTACACCGATGCATCTTTTGATGCTGTTGCGAAATAGTATCCCATTATCTTGCCCTTCCTTTAATATCTGAGTTTGGAAACTTCACTTCAAACACACAAGGGTCTAAAGATGGATATATAATCTTATCCTTTGTGGCTGCAGTGATATTGTATGAGTTAGAAGAATACTGACCATTACACTTATTTGTAATCTCAACTTTTGGAACAGAAGATACTCCTTCCACATTTCCAAGTATCAATTCAATCTCACTCAAGTTGATTGTTTGATTGAATGTCCAATTATCAATATTGAAATACTCTCTCAACTCATTTATACAAGCCGTAACTACTTCACTTTTATTATAGTTTTCAAAAACAGCAACTTCAAACTCAACACCAATATTTACGATAAATCCATCAATAAGATTTACACCATCGGTTAGTAATCGATATTCACTTAGGTATCTTTTTAAATTTTCTTTTACTGCCCTATTGAGTGATGTTAAATGTCCTTCTACATCATATCCAAGTAAATACAAGTTGATTGCAAAAGGATTATTCTTTTCACTTACATTATCTTGTTTTCCAATAAGGAAGTTTCGTATTTCATCCGAAACTATTTCTCTATTTGGTTCTTCACTATCTGGTCTATTCACAAAGTCCATTACTAAATCTGTGAATTGTTGTAAAGCATTTGGTGATGCAAGGATTGATGATGGTGAGTTATTATCCAACTTTCCATCGGCACTAGCATAAGCTTTTGATACAGAACCATATCGAGTTGGCATTGATAAAGCTCTTACTTGGTAATCTTTAGCGGTTACTGCTCTATTTTGAGAACCAAAGTTTGCTAAACCATTTTGTCTTATTTCTTCAACAGTTTCGGCACCTCTACCTCCAACTGCAGGAACTTCATTATCAACTGCAAGTGAGTTTTTAACAGTATTTAAAATACCTCTTTGTGTTGAGGTAAACTGATTTAAATCTTCATTATATTCAACACCCGTAATTCTTGTTACAGTTCCTTGTGGTACATTTGAATCAGTTCCACCACCTGTTAAATATCTTACAGTAATTGAAGTATTTGATGGTGAAGTACCATATGTTTTTGTTTTCAAAAAGTTTGTTGGGTCAAATGATTCTTCTAATGTATTTATAGAGTTTGGTAATCCTAGTCCAACATTCTTTAGATTTGGAATCAATAACTCATCGTTTGCAGTTGGGTCTCCTGCTCCAAATTGAATAGTTGTTGTATTGTCTTCATTTACTCGTAAAGTAAATCTTCTTGGAGTTTTTAATGTTTTAAGAACTCGTGATACAGTATCTCTAAACTGAAATAAATCAGGGTCATTATCTTCTGTATTTGGAGTATCAATAAAAACCATTTCTTGACCTAAGTAAGGTACTTCATAGTATTTATTTCCATTTGAATCTCTAACATCTAAAATTTGAACTACATTAGTTTCTCCAAGTTCTATTTGTTGAAATGCTTGATAATCTCCAAATGATACGGTTACTTCATTTAAAGTTGATGCAACACCTTGAACAAACTTTTTAACTAGATAAAAAGTAGGTTCTCCTGAATTTCCATCTCGTTCATATACAGTTATTTCTCTATCCAATGGGTCATTGAAATCAACTTCTTCAGTTATTCTAAATTCAGTACCATTATATGTCGATTCTACCGTCATACCTTCTCTGATTCTAAGGTAGTAGGTATCATCTGGTTTGTTATTTGCACCTTGACCTATCGATGGAACAAGTTGATAAAGTGAAAGAGTAGTTACAGATGGAGAACTAACTTTTGGTTTGTATCCTAAAAATTGTGAAAGAGCAAGAACACTTCTTCTATCTTCAGCATAAGGAAGTAATGATTCTTTAAATGAATCATCAACATAATACGAAAGAACATCCCCTATATAAGATGACATTTCAATAAACATCATACCAGGTGATGTTTCATTAAAATCAGAATAAGTTTTTGGGAAGTATGTTTTCGCATACTCTATAAGGTTTTGTCTAAAAGATGCAAAATCTTTATTTAGATATTTTATATCCTTTCCCTTATTCTTGAAGTTTGCGTTTATCGTATTATTTGTTGCCATTTATTAAACTGTAAAAGTTACTGTTTCTAAGTTTGCCGAATCACCAACTGTAAATTTCAATGATACATTTACTCTGTTTTGGTCTTTCAACACATCAGTTTGTTCTATATCAACGGTATCTACATTGACAAAAGGTAACCATCTTTGGATTGATTCATTAATCGTATCCTCTATTTTTGTTGCAAGTTCATCATCATTAAAATCAAAAACCAACAAACTTAATCCACTTCCTAAAAAAGGTTGCATTACTCTTTCTTGTTGTTTAGTTAAGAGTAATGATTTTATATTTGTTTTTACTTGGTCAATAGTTTTATAAGATTGTTCAAAGGCAATATCACCTATCCTTAAAGGAAGGGTAATACCGATTCCATAATCTTCGAACTCCTCTGTATCTTGTATTGGTTTTGAACCTAAAACTACTGCCATATCTTATTTACATTCCTGGTCTCCAAGGACCTTTTTTCTTATCCATAGCCTTCATTAGTTGAGAATAATC